GTGTCAAACATATATGGGTAGATTGCCGTAATTTTTATGATTTGGTAGATATTTTTCCTGAGTTCTTAAGATACGGTGTTCTTACAATATTGAAATATTTGTATGATAAGAAAAAAAAACGTCAAGTTCAACAGGTAATTTTATATACAAATAATCAATGTCAAGGAGATTGGTTAAAAGAATTAATTTCTTATTTCGAATTTAAACTAAATACTCAAACCAGAAAACTGTTTGATAAAGTGATTGGTCCTTATAAAATAAATTCAACTCAAGTTGAAAAAAATCGTACCAGTCATAAAAAAACAATAAAAGATTTAAATCAATATTTATTACCAAATAATAAGAATGGACATATTTGTTTTATAGACGATGTTTTATTCAATGAAATGAAGACAAATAATGTTTATTATATTTGTCCTAGACCGTATGCTCATACGTTAAGTAGAAATACAATATTTAAACGGTTGATTAATATAAAATGGTTACCATCTAAATTACAGTCATTAAATACTTCTTCTTTTTGGAAATTGTGGTTTTCAATACATCATTATAAAACAAAAAGACCTCTAGATAATCAAATGGCTATTGATTTACAAATTTCCAAAAAAATATTAATGCATTTGAAAGATTTTGTAGAATATAAAACAAACGTCAACCATAATTATACTAAAAAATTTCAAAAAAGAAAGACAAACAAAAAGACAAAGAAAATACGTTAAATAAATATTTATTCATCATTTATATTACGATCATAATAATATGCATATATTGTATATCCGCTAGTAATAAGTATAACAATAACAATTAAAAATATTATACCACCATCTATAAACATTATATATTTATAAAATATAATGTTTAATCATTTGTCGAATGTCTGTATGAATTATAACGAACATTTTTTTCTCTCTATACAACTGTGTGTGTATTTTTTAGTTGGAGGAATTTGTGCTTTTGTGCATGCTTTTATTCCTGATTTGTTTACATCATCGTCAACTTATTATAGTAATATTATTGTTGACAAAATACAAAATTCTGGGTGTAATAAGGATGATTAATTTTCGTTTATCATGTTTTCAAAAAATTCATTTATTCCTTTCCACTCTCCTGCTTTACGTTGTTTAAATATAGTTACAGATGGGTACCATATTGATTTATTATTTGGACCCATAAACCATCTCCATTCACAATTTCGGATACACAATAACATCGTTTTTATATTCATTGCTCCAGCTAAATGGACCATGCATGTATCAGTTGTCACAACCATGTCCAAATGTTGCATAATTCCCATTGTATCCATAAACGGTTCACGATCCACTTTATATTGATGTTTAATGACATTAGGGTGGTCAATTGGATGTTCTATATTCAAATTAAAGAAGAGAAACCCATCTTTGTCTAGTAATAATTTAATATCATCAATATCTATTTTTCTTTCATCATTATCTCCACCTTTACCTATACAATTTATGCCGATTAGCTTTTTCCCTGAGCTTTTATATTCATCTAGTCTTGGTTTCCATAATTCAATATAATGTTGTTTGGCATATATGTATTTATAATATTTTAACCAATTATTAAACTTAACATTAAAAATATAAGACAGGTCGTTAATGCAAACCCAATAATCATGGTCTTGTATTGAGTCTGTTACTATAACTTGATTGTTAGATCCAGTAATACATAATATTTTATCAAGGATTGGAATCATACCTTTTAACCTAGGCAATGCATATATGTATATATGTGCACCTTTTATATAAGGTAAATACCTAGCCCACATTATTATGTCTCCTAATCCTTGATCTAGTAAAATATATAGTTTCTTTCCAATAATGTCTTGTCTTTCCCATTCTTTTTCCTTTTTAAAATGTTTAGAATATGCAGCATAAACAGTTTCGCATTCTTTGTTATATTTTCTCAACTTGCATAAAGACCAACCTTTATCTAGTTCTCCTATATATAAATATGCGTATCCTATTTTCATTTTTTCTGTATCATCTACTTCATTCATATTAATTTGGTCAATGTAAGATAATGCGGTTTCTACATCGTTATAATCTCTCCCTATTAACACAGCAATAAAACGCAATGCCTTATTTAAAGTAAACTCTTTATTTTTAACTTTTTCAAAATATCTTTGTTCTATAGATATACGATCTATTTCAGATATCGTCATATAGTTTTATAGTATATTAATTTGTTTTCTCATCAAACGTACATTTATTTGCCATTAATATCATGCATTCTTCTGCACTCATTAATTGAAAAATAATACACGAGTCCATTTGTAATTGCATAATATGATTAAACGTTTTTACAAGTAAATATACACCTTTTGTATTAAATGATATTTTTACTAAAATCCCTCCATTTGTTAAAGAATCTTTTCCATGTTTTATCCACCTTATATTTCTTCCTAATGATAGTTCTTGTAAATCATTAACATATCTATACATTAATAATGAATGTAACATAGATTGTTTTTTTTTGTATTTCATTAATAATTGTTCTTTTTCTTCGTGAATTGTATCTAATGTTTTATTTTCCAAATAATGATACCTTTCTTCTGGAATGTCTTCTATCCATTTTGTTATTACATCAGGTTCTACGATTGTTGTTGGATCATTTTGTATTTGATCCCATATATCTTGAAAAGACATATAAATAATATATAAATATATACATTACACTTATATTATTTATGTATTAGTTTGTAGTTACTTGCTTCAATCAAATTTCATGGAGAAAGTCATTTTTCATTTTGGTCAGTTTACAACGTTTGGACTTGCACAAGTCCAAACGTCTCACCTATTGTATATTTGGAAATTTTTGATTACCGAGTAAATATCCATTTACAGGAATCATTGGTTTTTTAAACTTTTTGTTTAATTCTATTGTATTTTTATTTTTGGCAATTAAGAATTCATCTTTCAAATTATATATACTACTATCTATTTGTAGACGTATTTTCTCTTTGTCCGTATTGTCTATAAGTTTACCATCCGACGCATTTGTATTTGCACAAACCCATCCATATGTTTCTAAATGTTTCATTAAATCAAGACCATCAGACCGAGGTAATGGACACAAGACTTCAAGTGCAGCTGTGAATTTATGTTTTTTATATAAGTTTTTAATTTTATTCCAATTATTATCAGATAAAAAAGTAGAATATCCAAAATCAATTAATATAGGAGCTCCATTTCTTCCATTGAAATAAGTGTTGTTATTTTCAATAATCATTATATTACTTAAATGGTAATCCGCATGATGAACTCCTGCTTCAATTGCAAGTCTTAATATAGAAAATAATGCCATATGTTTATATTCTTCGAATCGTGGATGATTTCTTAAATCAAACAATGGCTTCGCATCTATATATTCCATTCCAATTATACCAATTCCTACTTTTTTTCCTTTTGGTATATTGCTATAATTTAATAAGTTTGTTAATATTGTATTGGTGTGCATATTTGTGCTGTTTAATTTTAAATTCTCAAGAATATCAACTATATATTGGTTGTTATCACCAATGTACATATTTTTGTATAAAACGCCAGGACATATTGGTTGAAGTGCTTTATTTGTTGCAAAGAATATATTATTTTGCATTTTTACTTCATTATTAAATTCTTTTTTTGTTGCGTAACTCAATAAAATTGGTTCTTTATTTGTATTATCTATAACTACCTTGTTTTTTTTTTTGTTATTTATCAATACAATTTTCATAAGTATTTGATCTATTATTCTTCCATGTTTATTTATATTTGAAACTTTGTATCCAGAATTTCTATTTTTCACTGTAAATGTTAATCCATTTGACCCAAATCCTAAAAAAGTTATAGAACAACCTTTCAAAAAATTATGAAATTCCTGTTCCGTATTTGATTCGTTTTTTATAGTAACACCTCCTCGTCTCTTGTGTGTATACTTTTTTTTTCTAATTGTGTTATAATGTTTTTTTTGAGTTATTTTATTCATATATATTAATAAAATATATGAATTTACCAATAGAATTGGTTAAAGAAATACTATCTTATTTAGATCCCAATATGTGTTGTGTAATACATTCGAAAGGAAAGTGTATATGTAATAAAAAAAATAATAAAAGGTGTAATATAAAGTTAAATTATAATAAAAAGTTGGCATGTCATATTCATTCTAAAAATATATTGACTACGGTAGCCGGTAAATATTACTAAACAAATAATGTATTTACTTGTTGGGATACTTTTACGAATGTTGTACATTTAGGCATTTGCTTTATTGTTTTAGCATTGATGTATGAGCATGTGCTTCTTAACCCTCCTAAAAAGTCTTGAATGGTAGTACGAATTGATCCTTTTTATGGAATTTTAACGACTCTTCCTTCTGAAGCACGATAAGAGTTCATTTTACCGAAATGTTTTTCTTGTGCTTTGTCTGAACTCATTCCATAAAATATTTTATATTTTTTTTCATTTTCTATAATAATTTCTCCTGGGTTTTCATCGTGACCTGCAAATAGTCCACCTACCATAACAAAATCTGCTCCACCACCAAATGCTTTAGCCATATCTCCTGGACATGTAATACCACCATCTGAAACAATATGTCCATCTACACCATGCGCTGCATCTGCACATTCTAAAACCGCAGACAATTGTGGCATACCGACTCCCGTCTTTATTCTGGTTGTACAAGCACTTCCTGGACCTATACCACACTTGACAATATCAACTCCTCCGTTTAATATTAGTTCTTCTACTATTTCTCTTGTTACTACATTACCGGCAACAATAATTTTATTTGGAAATTTGTTTCTTACTCTACTACAAAATTTAACAAATCCATCAATATACCCATTTGCAATATCAATACATATCCAATTACATTCGACATTATTCATTATGTAAACTAGTCTATCAAAATCGGCTGGTTTAATACCAGTAGATATCATAAATAGATTTGGGTTAAGTAATCCATATTTTTCTTCGTGAAGTTTAAAATCCCTTATCGTATGAAATTTATGTAATGCTGTTATAATATTGTAATCTTTTAGGCATTCATATACATCTAATGTACCAGTCGTATCCATATTTGCAGAAATAATAGGAACGCCTTTCCATTTATGAGAATTGTGTTTAAAAGTAAATTCACGTTCAAGGGATACTTCTGCTCGACTATTTATAGTAGATCTTTTTGGTCTTATTAATACATTTTTAAAGTCTAATTTTTCGTCAGATTCAATTTTATTCATTATTAATAATTAAGTTTTTTCTTTATGTTTTATTTAATACAAACTTATTAAATATCAAAGAATATTATGTATTATAGATTGAAGTTCTTGTTTACTATGTTGTGTATATATAACCGGTAATCCTAATAAATTAATCAATAATAATAGAGCGGCAGAAAAAATAAGTTGTTCATCATATTTAGTGTATTTATAAAAAGTTTTAAAGGGATGATATTTATAAAGTAGAAAAAGACATAAAAGTAACTGAGTTATACCATGAAATAAATATACATATTTCGGTAAATAATTAATAACTCCTAAATAAGTAAAGATATAAGCACTATAAATAAAAAACAAACTATAGAAATAGAATTTACGTGATGTACTCATATACAATATATATATAAATAATGACGATAATCGCAAATAAATATGAAGTTGTTAGGAAGTTAGGAAAAGGTGCATTTGGAACAGTATGTTTAGCTGAACACATATATAATAAAAAAAAATATGCAATTAAAATAGAACGACAAGATGAACATAACTTATTAAAGCACGAAGCATCTATTTTACATTATTTACAATCCCAAAAATGTGTTAATATACCGTTTGTATACAATTATGGAGTTGAAAACGAACACATATATTTAGTATTAAGTTATTGTACACAAGGATTACTAGAAAATAATATAGACAATATAATGGAATGGTGGAATATAAATATACAAACAATCGAGAAAATACATGATGCTGGTATTGTTCATAGAGATTTAAAACCCGATCATATTATGAAACAAGGCAATAAATGGGTTATTATTGATTTTGGCATGGCTTGTAGTTATCTAGACGAAACAAACCGACATATTGAAGAAAAAAAAGATCAAACAATAGTTGGATCGCCTAACTATGTAAGTTATTATGTACATGATGGGTTTACCCCTGTAAGAAGAGATGATATTTTATCATTATTTTATATTTTATGGGAAACTATTTTTGGAAAGATTGGGAATATGTATACTTTTGAATCCTCTAAAAGTATTGTTGATATAGATCATCCATATAATAGAACATTACAAGAAAGGAAGTCTTGGAACGTTTTAAGATCATTTCTATCAGAATCAAATGACTTTCATAAATTTATTAATTCTATAATAGAACATCTTGAACAAATAGAATTCTCAGACAGACCTTTGTATTCGGCATTCATATGGAATAAATGGTAATAATTGATATTGCATTATTTACCATTTATATTATTTGTAGTATTTTAGTAAACACTTTTTTTAAAAACAATATAAATATAAACGGGACTATTACTTATATATTATTAGTAATATGGCTTCAACTGACGAAACTTCTACAAAAAGATGCACTGGGCAAGTAAAATGGTTCAATAATAAAGCAGGGTATGGATTCATTACGATGAAAGGAGACGATGGTGAGCAATTGGATATTTTTGCTCATTACTCTACCGTTCATATTGAACAAAGCCAATATAAATATTTGGTTCAAGGTGAATATGTAGAGTTTGAGTTGAGTACTGCTACGAATACTGAACATAAATATCAAGCTACAAGTGTGACAGGTATAGATGGTGGGAAGTTAATGTGTGAGACTCGTCAAGCAAATCGCCAAGTATTAGGAAATAGACGAAAGGATGCACAACCTAAGACATCTAGTGCAGAGGAAGAGGGGTTTACTCAAGTAAAAAAGAGAAGAGTTAGCCGAAAGAAGACAAATATGTCTAAGGAATCTTCTGCTGATATTTGAATATCATAAATTAATTTCAAAACAATATAAATATATGAACTCAAAAATAATATTATGTCAGAAGAACAAAAATCTAACAAATCTTTGAGTATTTTTGAGAAATTAGAACTATCAATTGATGCTACAGAAAAAAGTTTACGACAAATGAAAAAAACAACTGATTTACTGAAACAAGAAATAAAACAACACCGAAAGCTTTTGTTTAAAGCAAAAAATAAAATGACAAAAATATCTACGAAACAAAAAAGTTCTCGGAAACCATGTGGATTCGCCAGACCTTCAAAAGTGTCAAATGAACTTTGTATTTTTTTAGGAAAAGAGCCAGGAACTGAAATATCACGCACAGATGTAACGAAATCGCTTATTCAATATATTAAAGAAAATAAGTTGCAAAACGAAAAAAGGCGCAGAGAAATAATTCCTGATGAAAAACTAAAAGCATTATTTGGAAAAGACGCAGAGGGTCAGGAACTAACATATTTTACTATGCAAAAATATGTAAATCACCATTTTATTAAATAATTTTGTAAAACTTATTAATATTTTTACAAAAATAAAACGTTTGAAGAAGGAATAGGAGATGCCGGATATATGACATTATAACTATATAACGAAGTTGCAGTTTCATGTATGAACGGATATTTCTGATTCCAGTGTTTTAGTATCAAATTATTCATGGTAATGTCAGGTATTTCTAATATTCCAAATTTATGTTCATGGTTTATATATTTTAGGCTATGTAAAAAGCCTCTGAAAAATAGTAAATGTGTGGTATCGTTTTGCATTTGTTCAAATATAAAACTAGCACATAATCGAAATACTCTTCCGTTTTTTTCAGTTTCCCAAGATATATAAGTATCTTCAAAAATATAAATACCATGTATATTTTCAGAATATTTCGTCTTATATAATGAAACATAAATGGAATATCTCTCATTTTTTAACCATGCTATAGTGTCTATCCATTCTGGTAGAATGGACACTTCAAAATGAGTCATCATTTTATGATATATAGCTTTCCATGTTTCTAAATTTGTTTCATTAAAAAGAACCACTTTATACTGATATGGTAATTTACTTAATGGTGTTTTTTCCAATACAAATGTATATGTTTTATAAATACATAGTGGAATAACCCCTGGACACATATTAACATCCTTTTTTAAAATATAACATCCGTCGTGTGTGTTATCATTATGACAATGTCGATAAATATGTGTCTGTATTAAATCTCTAATTATATTTTTTCTTTTAAAAGTATCATGTGTACACATAAAATCAATAACATGTATTTTTTTATTTTTATGAGGATACAAACGGAATGTAATTATTTGTGGTTTCGAAACAATGCTACCATATAAACAATCATGTTCTATTTTCTTATCAAATTCATTTTTATCATTTATAAAATATAATTCATCAAAATATAAAGAAATTACAGAACCATTATACATTTGTTCTAAAAACTTTTTATCAGTGATATGATATAAACTTACCTCATTGTTTACATAATACCCCTGTAATAATTTTATAGTGTTATTCATCAAATGGACTGGAAGCTCATTGGTTGAAAATAAAAAGACATTTTTTAAGTTGCAGAATATGCCATATCTAGGTAAATACGTTTTTTTTAAATATGGTTCTTTATTAAACTTTGGAATAATTTCATATGTATGAAATACTGGTTGATGAAACCAAAACGGTGATCTTATTTTTGCATAAATTAAAAATAAAATGTATCCTACAACTAATGTACTCAAAAAGATGTAAAATAAATAAACATACATTTATTTTACATCACAAAAACATTTTCTCCCATTTACGAATTGTGTCTTCGCATATATGTGGCAAAATAACATGACTTTCCCAAAAATATCTACAATATGCCCATAAAAATGTCATATTTTCTATTTCGTTTACATATAAATGTGAATAATCTTTTTTTAATTTATTCCTTATTTTATTAGGTAGTAAGTTATGATATACAGGTGGTAATACATAAGCCAATTGAATCATTGAGCTTACTGGTCTAGAATTACAATTTGATAATCCACTATAATTTGGAAAATAAGAATATAAATCTTTTAAGAGGGGTGGATAATGGTAATTATATTTCCATTTCCATTGAACATTTCCGTCTAAATAATATTGAGTTACCCATTCAATTCCTTCTAGATAGTTTTGACAAATATTGTTTTTATTTATATTTTCATTAAAGAGGACACTATAATAGCGTGATTCCCAACCGATCGTATCTTTTGGTGAAATATATTTTTCTTCTTTTCTGAACATTACAGGTACATTCAAAAAGTATGTTTCTTTTTCACTTATCGTTTTTGTAGGCTGTATATCTGGTTGTTTTCTATTCCACTTTTGACGATGAACGCTTTCCTGACAAACATACTCATATTCATGTCTTGACAAATGATCTAACAACATTGAGAAATGATTCCACTTTATTTTATTGTCTTCGGTTATTAAAAACTTTTGTTTCTTTTTACCTAATACTGTTCTATATGTACTTAATAATATGTCTATTCCCCGAGTTCTTATATTTAAACTAGGAAAATGTGGTAAAAAGTCATTACCTAACATAAAGCACAAAAATACATAGTCATATATTCTACCCATACTTGAATCACTACATGCCATTTCGTTTATAATAGATCTGGATAAATGTTCTATGTCAACAAAAAATGGTTCGTCTTCGTCATATTTATTATTAGCATCTGTAGATACTAAAACAGAAATAAATGCAGGCGCTTCACGATAAACGTACATGTTGTTACAATTTTTTAAATTAACAAGGGATAGCATTAATAAATCAGCATCCAATCCATAAATAGCGATATGTTCGTTTTCGTTACATGGATTTTCACGTAAATGGTTATAAAGTTTATGTTCACCTTCTCCATATGTTGTTGATCCTTCTATTATAACACGTGAGTTCTCATAAAAATGAGAACATAATGCTTTATCTAACTGATTCATAAAGTTAGTTCCTGGTGTAAACATAGATGTTGTAAATCCTGGATCTGTTTCGGATATTTTGTTCATTACTGTTGTTTCAAACCATGATTTATATCGTCGTGTTCGTTGTTGTTCCATTTTTGCGAGAGGTGCCACTCCATCAAATGCTATAAATGCATATTTAGAAGGTTTGATTTGATCAATATACATTTCTATTTTTTCAATAGTATTTTTTATTAATGTATTAATCAATTCTTTTTCTGAAATGTTTTTAGGAAGTTTATGATAACAGTCGTACAATATAGAATTACTATCAATGTATAATCGTGAAAAACAAATACGTCGGTTAATAATATCCGCATATCTCAATAATATATTTGGATATGCACGAATTATCTGTGAAAAATAACTAGGTATTCCCATTGTGTCCTTTTATATCTAAGAAAAAACATTTATACTCTTTTAATAATTTATCATATCACAATATAAAGAATGGAAGTAAACTTAGTTTCAATATTATACACGGTATTTCGTATTTCTCCAATAGTAATAGCTGTATTGTTTATATTAAGTGATTTTATATGGAAAGGATTAGTCTATAGTATAGGACTTATTTTTTCATTGGTAGTCAATTATATTATCTTCAATAAAAAGAACCAAATGAGCGTTAAATCGTGTGATGAATTCCAATTTTTTCACTCTACATTCGGATTTGCTCCATTAACTACAATCATTATGGCATATACAATTAGTTACTTAGCATTAATATATTTTTATCATAATGACATAATAAACAATAGTTTTATATTAATTTTATTTTTAGGAATTCTCGTTTTAGATATTTTATGGAATTTAAAATACAATTGTTATTCATTTTCTACATTAATGGGTTCTGTATTCGCAACAATGATCATGGGTATAATATGGTCATATACAATTGAAAGCTCTTCTATTAATACACTATCTCCTTATAATAATAATTGTCGTATGATTGGAAATAAATACGTATGTAAACCTCTTAAGTCGGATATTGTTAGTGACCCCCCTCCTTCTGTTGCAATTCGTATGAGAAATGAACCTAACCATACACATAGTTCAGATAATGTTGGAACATATTATGATCAACACGATAATGTATCAAATTATTTACCAACTAAAAGTAGTTCACATTCTTGGTACTGTGATTACGATTGTCAATCATATATTACAAGATATCCATATTTACAAAGAATGTTTGGAAATGATTGTTCGGACGAAAAGACAGAATCAGATGTATTAAGATATTTTAAAACGGAAGGGAAAGAAAAAAACCATAATGGATCAGGATTTGGTTGTCGAGAACACGAAAAAAAAGAAGGTTTTGAATCTAATAATATATTTTCAAAGAGAACAAGTTATGATATACGAAAAAAACCAACAAACGTCGTTCCAGCTGTTGATTCTAACCATTTATTAAGATCAAAATTTAATAAAAACGTGTCAACTTATAGAATTAAAAATAGAAAAGAAAAAACGAATGCTGATAAAAAAAATGAAATGTTTCAAGATGCTATAATAGAAGTGTTTAAATCTATACAAAAAACAAATCCTAATTTAAATCACAATGAAATTCAACAAATTACTGATTATTTACAAGGTAAACATGAAATTATATCATCTCTATCTGAAGAACAAATTAGTATTGCAAAATTAACAGCGATTCACTTAAAAAACATGGGATATGATGTATATTGAAATTTTATGCACATTATAATATAGAATGAAAATGAATGTTACTTCTTTTGTGTACTTTATATTTCGGCTATTGCCTTTTATACTTGTAAGTAACTTTATAATAAGTTCCTTCATAAATAGCGAAGTAAAGGGATTTGTATATTTAATCGGGTTGATAATTACATATTTTGTCAACTCATATAGTTTAGATTACTTAGGATCTCCTACTTCATTGAACCCAAATTGTAATTTATTTCAGTTTGATGAGTTTTTAAATCCTAAAATGTCATTGGGTATAGTGATTTTCGCATACACTTTTGGTTACTTATTGTTCACAGTTATCAAATATAAAATGATTGTTACGAATTTATTAATGTTAACATTTTTTCCTTTATTAATTGTTTTCGAATTAATGTGGAATCATGTCAATAAGTGTTCTACATTCCAGAATAATATGATTTTACTTGTTATTTCTGGACTTTTAGGAGTATTTTATTCATTTATAATTGATTCATTTAAGTTACGTGGACTGCAATATTTTAATATCGGGTCTAATAGCGAATTATGTTCTCGCCCATCTAAACAAAAACTAAAATGTACAACGTATAAAAATGGAGAAGCTGTAAGCTTTACTGTAACTGATCCAAATAATAGTCAAACTGTTATTTCTAATAATCCTATATATAAAAGTTTAGAAGCATACAATACAAATCAATTTATAAACATCGATGGAAGATTTACACAAAATGAAGCATCTAGATATTCAACCGGAACTAAATTATCAACTGAAGTAAACGAAACTGACTGTGAACAACGTTGTTTTTCTCAACCAGAATGTAGTGTATCTGATAATACATGTGCTATTGATTATGATGATTCAACTAATAATTGTTCCTGTAAATTTAAAAAGACTAATAACTTTGATATAATTAGTTCTTATGGAACAATTTCAAATAATTCTGAAGGCGATAATACGTCTAGCGCCGATACTACTTCGTTCTTTTCTCTAGACGTATTAAATGATTTCTTCAAAGAGAAATCTGGAATATTACATAAAGATAAAGTTTATTATTTTGCAAATAAATTACTCAGTATAGAAAACCATGAAAAAGAGGCACAATCTATGAACGGTACTATTATTTCTATTCACAACAATGATGAATACAATGTTGTGAGAGAATTACAAAAAAAGGAAGATGTCATTTTAGGCGCAATTAGAACAGGAGTAAGTCAAGAAGATTGGAAATGGTTAGATAACACACCATGGGACTCAAATAAGTATACATTATTTTGGAAAAGAAACCAACCAGATAACCGACATATGAGATCACGTATTTATCAAAAAATCATAGTTATGAATGGAAGTACAGGAAAATGGGATGATCTATCAGATAGTACACCATATAAATCAGTATATGTAATACCTAAATCACAATTTTATGGTAATATTACAAAAACATTATAAAAATATGTGTGAATAATATAATGAATAAGAGTTTATTTATATTATTCCGTTTAGCGTGTTTCGTATTGCCTTCTTATTTTTTATTTTCATCTGCATATAATGGAGACATAAAAGGGTTAGTGTATATTGCTGGTTATATATGTTCAATATTTGGTGCAAATATTGTATTAAACAATTTTACATCAGGACATTCTGAATTACCAAAAGATGCATTGTGTAATTTATTTACAATAAACGGTATTTCAAACACCCGATTACCATTAAGTACATCTGTATTGTCGTTTACTGTAACTTATTTAATTTATTGTATGTTTCGTTTTGAAACTATATATGATTTCGAAAGTTCATTAATATTGTTGTTTTTTGTAAGTGCAATATTTAGTGATATTCTTTTTAATATGTATTATGGATGCATAAATATTATAAATCATTCAATTTGTATTCTTGGATTTGCAATATTAGGTTTAATAGTTCCGTATATTGTAGAATTAATTGGAATACCGAATGCTTTATTTTATGACTTTCCGTCAAATAGTAAAAAATGTAGTAAAAAAACTGACGTAAAATACAGATGTGCGCCATTTCATAAAGGTAAACAAGTTGCATTACATACATCATAAAAAATTATTTAAAGAAGTATAATAAATCAGTGTGAAAAATGTTGAAGATTATCCGTAAACCATTTACTTAAAGTAGATATCAACTTTTGTCTATGCATATCGTCTGCAATAAGCCCAAATGAACCTTTATGTTTATGAGAAAAAGATTTTAAAAAGTCATTAATAATAGAAATAATATTTGCACATTCATATTTAGAATCCAATAAATTTCTAGGAAATAATGGATATGATTTACGAACGTTTACAACATTATGAAAATCAAATAACATAGTTTTTAATTGATCTTTTGATTTAATAGTTTTAAAGTTAACACCGTTCAAGTATCGGACTGCATGGTTTTTACAATCAGGACATGGTAAGTTAGAACATATTGTGTAAATTAGATTTAGAAGTTCCATTCTTATTATTGTAAAGTTGTCCTCACCTACCTTCTCAGCTAACACATGAAATAAATTCCAAAATGGTTCACCCCATAGTATTTTTTTACCGTTTCTTCTATTTTCAACTTCCATTATATAATCGTCAGCAGTAACAATATTAACATTTTTAGGAGCTGATCGCTGCTTCCAATTCGTCATAGGTGGATTACGTGCCATAAAAAACATTGGTGTTGTCTTTTTTGGGTGTACACGATTATTTGTAAACATCATATAAAATATTACAATATTTAATAAAGAGAGAATATTATTATAAAATAAATATAATGCTATTTTATAATTTATAGTATGAGCGATCAACCTGAATTACTAGAAACTATTAAATCTTGGATTACATTAGATAATAAAATTAGAGTTATCAATGATAAATTAAAAGAAATAAAAGCAGAGAAAAAAGAAGCAAATAAAAAGATGATAGAAATAATGAGGGATAATGAAATTGATATATTTGATGTAAAAGATGGTCAAATTAGATATAAAAAGGAGAAGAAAAGAGAAGTTCTAACACAAAAAAAATTACTAAATATACTTGTTAACCATCCTCAGTTTGGTAAAGATCAAGCTCAGAACTTAAATCAATATGTTTACGATAACCGAAAAGTAATTGAAAGTGAAACTATAATTAGAAAAGTATATGATTCTTAAATGCCAAACATAGGTATATGGTAATTATCATCCTCTATAATGTATTTAGCAATGACTCTTGGGTTCTTTATATTTTTTAAAATATCTTCAGTTGAAAATACGTTTTTGTTTTTATCCAAATAATAAACGATTCCTCCTATTTCATGAGCAAACACATCGTGGAGTATAATATTCTTATCATTGTTTTCTATTATACTTATTTCACCATGTGGTATTCCTTTTATATGAGTACCACAAAAACAGTATCCATCTTTTTGTTTACGGGTACATTGCTCTCCATTTGCCCTCTTTGCGTGACAACGATTTGTAGTTGGTATTGAATTTTGAATTCTTTTTCTTTTACTTAGATCCTCTTTTGTAATACAAAGACGTTCATAATTATAAATATATTCTAATAACTCTTCTGATTCTTTGGGTAATTTTTGTTCTAGTGATAGACCGAGTATTTTATTACGTATTGCACCTTTTAAGTCAACCACATAGCTGGCTACTTTCTTATTGATTTTCTTATCCATTGTAAATTGTTGTTTATATTAATTATTGTAAAATATATTTAGTTCAATTTTTTAATTAATTATATTAATCAATATAAAGAATGATATTTATAAGTCCACCTTTTGGGAATTATATAAACTTACCGTATACAACACAAATACATGGAAGTTTTACACCAGAACGCAGAGACGGTATATTATGGAGAATATTTGAAACTCTTCGTTATTCACGGAAATATGGAGGATGGGTCAATAAAATAGGTCTTCGTAATCCAGGTATAGACTGGGCATTAAAAAATCTAAAAGAGAATGACATCATTTCATTGGCTATAAGAAATACAAACGATATTGATACGTTTTACTCTAAAATACCCATTAATCAAAATATCGAGATCAATATAAGTTGTCCTAATGTCGAAAAGGATCCTAGTTTTCATAACAAACTAAGACAACTCATATCTTCAAAAAGAACTTGGTGTATTATAAAATTATCGCCACATACTACCGAACAACAAATCGATCTTTTGTATAAACAAGGTTTTCGTCACTTTCATTGTTGTAATACTCTACCGGTAAAAGAAGGAGGTTTAAGCGGACCCTCATTACGTCCTTATTCTATCCGCTGTATTCAATATATATCTAGTAAATATCCACAAACTACAATTATCGCAGGAGGAGGTATTCAAACACCCGATGACTTATATATATACAGAAAAAAAGGTGCTTCTCATTTTTCTATATCATCTGTATTATTTCATCCTTTTTTGTTTATTCCTTTATATTATAATTATGTGCGGTCAAACTTTCGCTGAATATTTTTAAATACTTCTATTATTTTTTGTGAAGATTCTATTACCTTTTCTTTAATGTATTTCAACGTACCAGTTGGTGAAGATACTCTTAGTACACTATAATCGTCATGAGGATGATATTTTTTAAATCCTATGAAAGATAGTCTTCCTTCTTCGCTATAAAACATGTTAAATAAGAAGTACTCATATAAATATCCCATTGTATAGTCCTCATTTAGTAGTATTATATCGTAAGAATCTTCTATTGCACTTATTACGCTCGTATATCCTAGTTCTTTACTCATTTTTGATTGATGAATTGGTACGTTCTCGCTATTTGACTCAATATCCTCTATAAATTGTTTTGCCTTTGATATAATAATTTCGCAAGATTTTTGAAATATTTCGTAATTTGTATATTGACCTATTGTTTTTATCTCAAATTCAAATGCGTTTGGATCGCCATTTGCATCTATTTTATATGCTCGTTGAGCATCTAAATTTTCAAAGTTCTTTTTTTCAAACTCAATTTCTTGTGAAGATTTATCTTCAGCCTTTAATTGCTCTTCATAATACCTCCACAAATTTTTCACTGACTCTGCATCAATAACATTATGATATGTACACTTACTTACCGCATTGAACATTCCGTCAACTCCTGCTGTAGATATTGAAAAGTTTGCACTTAATGCTATCTTCTCACCTGGTATAGTAGTCCCAATTGACGGGCGTAGTCTTAAAAATTCAATTGGGTAGTTTGATATTTTATCATGTGGAAATATACGTTTTAATTCATGTTCTTCCATAAACGTGTTGTCTTTATGCTGTAGTTTAAAATCATCACTTGTAACTATGCGGAATTCATAATCACTATTATTTTGTACGTTTAATTGAAGAGTGTAATCTTTTATTTCATCTAAATCTTTCACCATAATTGGTATGCAACTTAATCTTTGTTTCACTATTTCATTGTGAAAACGACTAGTATTTCCTGTTATGTTACATTCGTTTATCGAACTATTTTCTGTTCGGATTACAACAACTGGGATATCACTTAGTATTGTCCGTCTTATTGCATTTGCAACACACATTGGAATATTTTCCAAAATGACGTGTAGTCCATCTTCATCTTCATAGTCTTTTACTAGAGTTATACGATCAGTATTCATCTTTAATTATAGTGTTTATTGATATAAAAAGAATAATATATTTATATCAATTTTTTTATCAAAACATAGTTGCTACATTTGGTGTAATAAATCCTGTCAAAAATAAAAACATTAGAAAAAGTGGAAACAATACCAGTATCCATGATACTATGCTCATACCGTTTTTACAAAATACTTGTAGTACGGCTGTCCAAAACAATATGTACAACATTTTTATCATTAATATTACTAATTTATGTAATGCACCACATTGTATGTTTCCGCAATATGAATCTGTATTTCCTAAATTATAAATTCCTAAAATAACTAAAACGGACATAGATATTCCAAAATATAGAGATGCTGGTTTGCAAAGCATTATAAATTAACTCAATAAAAAATGTTTATTGAGGAGTAGGTTGTACTGGCTCACCATGTGTAAATTGACTACCAGTTATATTACTTGAAAAATTTGAAATTTCATCTCTATAACCACCTGTATAGCTACTACCACCTCTTTGTTTTTTTGTTTTTTTTAAACTACGTCTACGTTTACTGCTTTTCTTACCTTTTCTACTTCCACCTTTCATAGTACAACTACGTCCACCTTTCATAACACGTTTATTACCACCTTTTATACTACAACTACGTCCACCTTTCATAACACGTTTATTACCACCTTTTATACTAC